TCCTGTATAGGGTTAACGTTATAGGTGCAGGATTATAGTTACTACCGGCGGCAGCCCCTACCGTTTTAGACATTATAACTCTGCAGTATACTGTAGTAGGGTTACCTTGAGCATGTTCTAATGCAGGTAAAGCTATATTAAGAGGTATAGGGCTTGGCTGGTTAATAGACTTAACACCGCCACTATTAGAAGTAGCCCCTATCAAGTTAGTTATATAATCTATAGACTCAGCTGTAAACATACTAGGAGCTATAGATCTAGGTGTTATAGATTTACCGTCTATTATACCCTTTCCGTTGAGCTTATTTATACCGAAGATTATGTCGTCTTCGTTTCTAGCCTCTATGATCATGTCATTACTTGGGCTTATTCTGACAGAGGTTGTACCCTCAATTACCTCTAGTCTATCAGATACAAAAGTACCCTTAACTATAGCATCTCCAAATATTGTAAGAGCAAAACTATTCCATTTACCGGAAGCTCCTAGATCTCCACCCGATCCGACGTACCTACCAACAAACTTATGAGTTAAATCGCTAGGATTAGCTGAATCGAACAAAGTTACTATATCACCATATACAGGTACCCCACCAGTCACAGCCGAGGCAGCTTCAGTATCACTCCAAGCAGTTAAGCCTGACACACCTTTAGTGAAGGACCCTGCTCCTCTATCGCCTTTAACAGAGTTACCTGCTTTAGCCTTAGACACTGTGTAGGTCTTAGATATAGATTTTTGTGTAGGAGTATGCGTTGCAGTAAAAGTTACAGAAGCAGAATCTGTATTTAGTCCTGATACAGTATAAACACCTGAGGAATTTATTGATGCAGTTACAGTACCACTAGAAACAGCTTTAGTAAATGTGCAGGACCCTGTTACGTCAGTAGTTCCGAAGAACACCTTAAACTGTCCACCAGTACCTGCGTAGCTAGTAACTGTTCCATCGCTTAAAGCTGGAACGGTAGCATTCTCATTTGTTAAATACCCAGATACTGACTGTTCTGCACTGAATCTCACGGGAGCAGACCAAGAAGACCCGGCAGACCATGTTCCTGAAGAGTCTTTAATATATGCTCTTTTTATTATATATACCACTTCATACTCTGCAGGAGTGGGCGGAGTTACGCTCCAGCCTGCTGGTGGGGTTTCTGTAGTACCGTTATACGAACCATCATTAGTAGCTGGAGTGGTTACGGTATTTCCTATTTTTTCTTTCTTAAATACATGGCTAACGTACACACTAGTACCGTCGGAACCATCAACAGCCCCCATTACATATGGAGTAGCTTCGTTACCATATTCTAATTTTAGCCTTCTAGCGTATGCAAGACCTGTAGTTATACTACTAGGATAGTGATATACTCTAACATATACTTTAGCTCCTGCTGCGGTATTTGCAGGTATAGTCATTGTAGCAGACTTACGTTCGTATGTTGTGCTACTAGAGGATACAGCTGCTGAAGCTGTCCAAGGATCTAGGTATACGTATAATCTAGATGAAGCACCTGCAGCTTGTGCGTCTGCGTCTACTTTCAAATCACCAGACACCGTCAATTGATCACCAGGATTAAAGTCTTTTCCTACTTCTCCTACGTAAATGCCGTAGAAGCCATAGGCATTACTAGACTTCTCTTCATGAGAATTTTTCAGAATATTAGCATTAATACCGTTAGAACCGTCTATAGAATACTTAGATATTAATACCACTTCACCTTCTACAGTGCTGCCATCAGATTTAGATATTTTACTATAATTCCATAAATAAGGATTAGACGCAGTAGGTTCTGAAGCTGTAATAGACCAACCTGAATCTGAAATAGCAGGTTTTGTATTAGTACTAGTGAGTAAGTAGTACTCCGTAACAGAATCTATCCCAACACCCTCAAATCGTACAAATGTAGTTGCATCTGCAGGTACAGTTGTTGGCTTACTTCCAGACCATTCGTAAAAATTAACAAAGCGTTTTGAAGGACTGTAATCAAATGAAGCATTAGTACCTGATTCATCTTCTGCGTAAATAGGCACAACGCCTGCACTATCACCATCTTTAGCAACTAAAAGGGTGTATGTAAGATTTGAAGGTACTGTAGTAGGCTTTGTACCGCTCCATTCATAGAAATTTACGTATTTCTTATTAGAGCTGTAAGTGAACGATGCCCCAGTACCTGCAGAATCTTCTGCATATATAGGAACTACACCGCTACTTATACCATCTTTAACCTGAACAGCATTACCAAAACTATCAGTAATAGTGTACGTACCGTTACCATTGTCTGTAACAGTAACTACACCATCAGACCCTCTTGCAGCAATAAGAGTAGTAGTTGATGAACTAGATCCATCAGTATAGTTTACAGTGGTTTTATTCCACAAATACGGATTAGCTTCAGATATAGCTCCAGCCTCTGATACAGAACCTTTCCATGGGCCTGTTGGAGCAGTTACAGGGTCAGTGCCTAGTTGGTACTCTTCCACTATTTCGGATATGCCAACACCTGTAGCACCGTCCTGAAGTTTATATATAGTTATAAAGTCATTAAGCCCTGAAACGGATCCAGATATTTTTACAGTATTTTTACCAGCGAAAGACGAGGCATTGTATGTATATTGTGAAGTTAGTTTAACGCCTGTAGACACTCCGTCTACATACCAGTATCCAGAACTTAGGTCTACGTTATCTCCATACGCGGTAAATACTATAGAGCTAGGAGCTACTAAGTTCCCGTCCTTGTCGTACTTAAAGTAGTGGCCTGTTGATACTATTCTGAAACTTCTTCCGTCTTCACCCTTGACTAACATCCAAGTATAAAGCGATGGGTCAGTAGGTATAGATCCGTCAGTAACATACGCTATACCTAAGTACTTTTTGCCAGCTTTGTCAGTAGTGCTGAAGTCTATGGTCCCATCATCACTATTTGCGTAAGCAAATACAGGTACATATGTATCACCAGGATCACCTTTAATACCTGCTAGAGCTATCTGCACATTATCAAGTATGATACCTCTACCATTTCCAGTAGTATCTGGTACTATTATAAGATAGTCTGTGCCACCAGAAATAGGGTCAGGTACTGTATATTGAAAACTTATTTTAGTAAATACATTATTCACTATAAAGTTCTGGAAGCCGCTACTCCCATTATCATTAGTAGAGTACGCGACAGCCATATCAGTACTTGGGTTAGCAGGATCTGCTTTTACATACATAGACACTATTACAGTCTGGCCAGCAAAAGCTAAAGCACTAGATTCAGGTATTTCTAAATATATAGCATTACCTCTACCTGTAGAGTCTGGTGAAGCTATACTGCCAGACGCTCTCATAGCTTGAGATCCTGAGTAACTGTCCGAAGTAGCACTAACACTAAATCCAGTCTGAGCTACTAAAGTTGATACTTCTGCTGCAGATTCAAATAATATAGAGTATGATGCTGCAGAAGTAGAGCTACTGTTGAACACTCCAGGAGTGCTCCACGAAGGATCTTGCGGATCTTTTCCATCTGAGGTGAATAACCTAGAAGACGAATATACTGTTTGTCCTGGTAAAGGTTCTGGGGCAGTTAACTCCCATCCAGAAGGTTTTGGGCTAGAGTAAGATCCACCTGATGGAATAACAGGAGTGCCTGTAGCAGCTTTATACACTGTTACTAGTTTTTGTTTCTGGCCTACAGTCCTGCCAGAACCTCCATCTATAACTACGTTTCCAGAAATAGCTAGAGTGCTTCCATCCCATCTAATATATTTGGTAGAATCTCCTAAGTCAAATTTAAATGTAGAAGAATCAGTGTACCCTGCCCATAACCCTGAAACAGTACCTTCATATGTTTTTCCAACTGTATATAGGCTAGGAGTGTTACCACCAATCCAACCCAACTCGTAGCTTGCAGCTGTTATTTTGTCGGTTATAGTTCTACCATCTATAGATAGTATGTTGCTTGTTGCATCAAACAAGAATGGAGACGCTACAGTCTCTCCATTGTAAGTTCCTGACTTACCTATTGTAACGTTTCCTGTAGACGCATCAAAACCAAAAGTTTGGTCACCATTTTGGTCATAACCTAGTATATATCTACTATCTATGTATACCTTTGTATTATCTGCTAGAGCATTATATGAGGACACTAGGATGTATCCTGGCTCTGAACTTTCATCTGAATTGTCTGTTATGTATACTTTTTGGTATACATCTGTTGAGCTATTATCGTTCCAGCCGTGTACAGTAACTTTAACAGCTAAAAAGGTTCTGAAAGGTACTCCAGTGAACATATGCTCATCTGATAGACTAGTCTCTGTCTTGGCACTAGACCAGTCAAGTGCAGCATAATTAGTTTCGTTCCTGGAAACAGGAATATATTGAACCGTAGTGGCTCGTCTATGGGAGCCGTCTGTACCTCTATCCCAATTCCAGGACACTTTCATATTATACGAGGCAACATTAGACTCTACTTTATATGCTGTTATGTTCAAGTCAGTTACAGCCGTTGGTGGGGCAGTATTATTAGTTGTAGTTATCTCTCCACCGTACTCTGTAACACCCCCATCATCAACAGACCCATCAGAGAATACAAAAGATGATCTTATTCTAAACTTATGAGTACCAGCAGGTATAGTTAATACAATTTCGTCTCCATCAGCTACAGCCCCAGTAAATACTGTAGTATACGTAGACCAGTCATCATCAGACATTTCTATCTTGGCTAGGTTAGAGTCACCAGAAATAAGGAATACTGCAGCTGTAGGAGGAGAACCTATAGCTGCTGAATCTGAACTTATAGATGTAATATTAGATATAGTTGCTGGAGTTTTAGTTATTACATTTGTGTGTTCTACTATATCTAATACCGTTGCTTCTTGCAAATACTGTGCGTCCAATAAAGCATCGTTTCCAGATACAAATTCGTCTACAAAAGCAAGCGCAAAATCGTATGAAGTTCCAGTATCTAGACCGCCTATATACGTGGACCCCTCATTTCCAGCGACATCTATCCTAGTTGCCGAACTCTTAGGGTCTGTAGATTTCTTAACCCATACAGACCTATGTGAATAATCATTATCTACAGGAACGGAGTGAAGTATTTTAACGCGAGAGTATCCAATCTCAAAATTAGAGATTGTGAACGCATTAGGTTTTTTGTTATTTAATATCATGTTATATACACCCATTCTGAATATGTGAAGTTAGGGTCTCCTTCAGAATATCCATTAGTGGCACGTATTCTAAAGGTGAATTTTCTGTATGCACCTACCTTCCCTGTGTTTGTGTTGTAATCTTGCATATTATCTACTAGACCATACGTGTACGATGAGTATGTAGTATCTAGTAGTACACTGCGTAATACTGTGGTTGAGTCTTCTGCCAATACCTGAATCTCGTAAGTACTGGTTCTAGGGCTAGGTGAACTAGTCCACTTAACTGTTACTTGACTGCCTGAGAACATGCCATCAGAAGATACATTATCGGACCAAAAAGACCCTACAGGGGCTAACCCTACAGGGACGTCGCTAGATCCTGCAGTGTAGTACAATACTGCGTACTTACTATACTTGCCGGAGGAGTCTAAGGCCCTTACTTTGAACCTATACGAGTTACCTACTTCAAGACCTTTAATAGGTATGTAGTGCTTAACATCAGTGCCATCTTTTAATATTATAGTAGATATAGGAACTGTGTAATCACCTGACTCCTCCTTCCAATCTCTTACATCATATCTTATGATAGAAGGTGACGGAGAAGGATCCCATACCAGAAGGCCATACGTATCGTCCTCATTTACTGCATAAGGGTAAGAGTGGTTAGGTAACTTTATATACTCTAGATTAGTAGGCGGTAGAGGAGATGGTGAAGGGTTGTGGTTATTCTCCCCCGACTCGTCCTGTGATTTTGTGTAAGAAAATACATCGCTATCATAATCTTCTAGAAACAGGGATACCTTACCGTCAGATTTTAGAGTAATTTCTGATACTCTAAACTTCTTAGCAGTGTCTCCCCAAAATCTAGGGTATCTCAAAGTAACGTTAGAGTTAGGAAATAAGTAGCAATATTTATAATAAGTTGTTAGAGTTATTTTTCTGGAATATCTAGACTTATTTAATTGCCTTTGGGCCCATTCTCTAGCAGTGTAATAGTTAGTTATATATGGAAATGATACGTTTCCTTTATTTTGAACACCCTTATCTTGGCTCAGATACTCGGAATTAAAAAAATTAATTTGTGTACTAGACCACCCTTTGGCAGGATCTACTATATTAGCCTGTATAGAGTTCCATTTATCTTTTGATGTTTGGTCTTTTGTAGTTATAGAGCCTATAACTTCTGATATATCTATATCTGCGACTGGGGCATCATCAGTCTCAACTGATAAGTGATACTTACCACCCAATATATTTATAGTGCCATCGAACTGATTTAACAAACTCTCAATGTTGGAGGTTACTGTATTAGACGTCTCCAAAACTACGTTTGTCTGCATGAAGGTTCTTAATGCTTCAGAGGCTGGGTCGCTAGGTCTAAGTTTCCACCCTAAGTATCTCCAGTATGTTAAAAAATTGTTCTCATATGACTCTGTTATAGAATCCATTATATCAGCAACCTGTTTAAAGGATTTAAAATCTATAACATTCTTCGGTAGGCCTCCACCGCAGATTGGATCAGTCATGTAATCGAGTAATTGCCATACTGGATTTAATGTGTACTGGTTTGGTGTTTCATTCCCAAACTCATCGTATGTTGACACTAAACTACCCGAAACTACAGCGTCTATCTCTGGTAGGGTTGTCTCTTCTTCTGTTATAGAAAACTTATATACAATGTACGCTGTATTTAATAATCTAGTATTATTGTCCCAGTATTCTGAAGCAGGTCTTCCTGTTCTTACAGCCCATTCAGCCTGTCCAGCAAAATTACCTGCTGCTGCTATTGATACTAATTCCTGAGCCGCGTTTTGATCTGGGTATCCGTGGAACGCTGTTATTTGTTTAACTCCAGTACTTCCAGTTATAGAGAACTTGTATACTGTTTCACTAGTACCATTTTTAGCATGACGTGTTCCACCTATCCTATCCTCAAATGTAGGTGTTGGTGGGGGTAGGAGTGGTACATAATCCTCTCTATACTGGGAGTAGTAAGACCGATACCTTGCCTCTTCTATAGCATTTATATCAGGCTGTGCAGAATTAGACATAAATGCAGAGACAGTGTCTCCATTTGCTTGGTTTCCTAAACATAATTCGCTATTGGACTCTTCAGCTGAGGAACATATAAGGCTTTGACCATCTAGGTAGAAGTTAAGGAATGCGTCTATAGGGCCTTCGCAGAACGCATAAACTACATATACTACACTGGGGTTGTTTTTTAGCGTGTCTACAAATACCGGTATACCTGGAACCTTGCGAACACCATAGACTTTTGGTAGGTATTTAGCACTTAAGTCTATACCAAGTTCTACGGTTCTTTCTACGTCTACTTGGTACTCTTTTAACGAGGTCTTTAATCCGAACCAACTCTTTTTCAGCTTGTATCTAGTTTCTTTAGTAGTATACTTAGATACTAAGTCAACAGATCTAGCAGCGTGCTGAAATCCTGTGTCTGTTTGGTGCGCTGGAACCCTAGCACCATCACCCGGAACTTCTTTTCCATAATTTGGGTTTGGTGTTACTCCATCCTCTAGAAACTGGTTAGTATCTGTCTCTAGTCCCCTATGAGACTTATCGTCTGTAATCCTTCCATTAACCTTTTCAAAGTCCGAAAACTTACCTGCACATTCCCAAGTTACTGTAGAGTTTCCACTGACAACACCTTCAGACACGTTAACGTTTGTTATATCACCAATAAAATACTGCATAGGGCCGTTAGTGTCTTTATCGAACGGTATTATACTATCCGTGTCGTCTAAGAATGCTCTAAGTACCTGTATTTCTCTTCCAACATAAGACTCATTAGTATTCTCTACTAAGGCTCTGTCAAGTTCTTCTTTGAACTCGCCAGCCACTGTAATACTTAGTTTATAGTTAGTTATTCCTGTGGTCTGTCTAACGTCTCCAACCCTACTAACTCTGCCAGCTTGATACACTTTACCGTCCCAGGTAACGTCAGAAGTATAGTCAGTTAAGTAGATATATACTTTAGACTCTTCTGTACTGGTAGTAAGTTCCAGTCTAACTAGGTGAGCTATCTTAACTGTTGAGGCTGTAGCTAGGTAGTCGATAGCAGATGTTAATAGGTTTCTACTCATAATATATTCTCTCTTAAATCAATAGTAAATGCTGTGTATATCCCATCAGCCGTCAACTGGGGTGGTGAAAAATCTGACTTAAATCGTACCTTGAATTTAATATCGTTAGGATCTAATGTTGCAGAGTTCAGAGTGGATCTATTAACTACAGAGCAGTTAAGGTCTAGAGTAACAGTAGTTCCACTTCTAGAATATCCTGTAATCATGTATATCTTGTGAGAGTTACTCAGCTTTATCATGTCCCCAACTTCTATAGTATGTGTATTAGGCCAGTTGGTAACTATTATCTGATTGCTTGAACCTCCTATAGTTATATTTCCTGCAACTATAGGGTTTGTGCTCCAAGCCCCAGATCTAGGGTTGGCGTATTGTGGTAACTGAACATAGAAGTCTGAGAATGAAGATCTCATAGAGTATAAGAAAGGCACGATAGTAGAGGCTTGTTCGATTGTGGTCTCTGGGAATCCTATTTGAATAGACCAGTAGTTTCCTTCAAATTTAACTGAAACAACTTGCCCGCCGTTCAGTTCATGAGACATTGCAGGGACAATGTCTTGGATATTTGCCGTAGAGAATCCAGGTGCGTTAGGATTTACTACAGGGTCTGGCATTCTAGCCAGCGAGTTGTCATACATAATATTGCTCCAATTTCATTAATATATGATTATTATACTAGCAAACCTTAGCTTCGTCAACTAAAAATTTTTTATATAGCAAAAGAAAAGGGGACATTCAGCCCCCTTATTTTAACCTAAGTTCTTAAGAGATAAATTATTAGCGTTTAACTCACGCTCTAATCCCTCATATAACTCCCTACTGAACTTACTAAACAACTCCTCCATTCCAGACCCATCAATAGTTGATGGACTAAATACTGGAGAGAACTGTATAGATACAGTAGACCCCCCAGCTTGACCGCTAGGAGATACATTTACTGGTATAGCTGGAGTTATGGTTTCAGCTCCTCGCTCGCCTACAGTTATTGAAGTTCCTGCAGGTACGTATCCACCAACTGCTCTAGAAGGTTTGAAGTTATTAGCTGTTCCTGTTCCAGCAGCTCCAGATAAGAATGCGTACTCTCCAGCAGTTGCTGCTTTAGATACGTCAACAGAGTTGTCTCTAGTTCCGCCCGTTATCTTGAGTGCTGAACTAGCATCTGATGCATTAAGTGCAGCTATTTGTCCAGCTTCGGCTTTAGATATGTTTGCTAACTGCATAGCCCCCATAACACCTAGCGCTCCAGCCATGACAGTACCTGCTATAGGTCCCAGATCTGCTACCGCTCTCATCATTGCTGATGCTGTAGATATAACTACAGAGGCTTTTTTAGCTTTAGCTTCTTCTTTTATTTTGGCCGCTTCTAATTTCTTAATTTTAGCTAGAGATTCAGCTGATTTACCATCTCGTGCCTTTTCAGCGGCTATTTCAGCGTTTAATGCGTCTACTCTACCTGCTGATATAGCTTGAAACATAGAGTTAGCAGAGTTAGCTAAATTTACTGCAAAATCTGTAAACCCTTGCCCATTTTTCTGTAAGAAATCAATAAAATCCATTCCAGACTCTTTTGCAGCTGCAAACGTATCAGAAAAAGCTTTAGCCATATCAAGTCCTGAAGATTGCAAATCTGTTAAACCGTTTAGGCTTGATAATGCATTTAAGGTGAAAGATGCGTCCTGGTAAGGCGCAGCGTCGCCTTGCCTGCTTACTTTTAACTTTTCAAGATCTAGCTCTTGTTGAGCTTTCTGCTGAGCTAGTGCATCTGTCATCATGTCTATCTCTTTTTGACGTAATGCTAGCTCTGCCACAGCTATTTCGTACTGAGCTTGTTTAGACATGGTAAGAGACTTTTGATAATCCAAATACTGTTTTGCTATAGATATTTGGTTCTGCTCCATTACCTTTCTTTCGTCTTGTCTCTTATAGTCTAAAGAGCTTCTAGTATCCGCTATTTGTCTGTCTATATCTCTAGTATCTTTATTATTGCTTGCTAATATTGCTCTTTGAGTTTCTAACTGTTTTAGCTTTAACTCAAGCACTTCTGATTCTAGATGAACTTTGTTCTCTAACGCTCTAGTATCGAACTGAAGCTGAGCATTAGAGTTAGCTAATGCTTGTGAGATTTGATCCTCTAACTCTAACTTTTGTTTTGTTATGTTTAGGATAGCTAGCTCGTCCTTGTACTTACGTATCTGCTCCTTACTGTAGGCTCCCTCAACTCTAGAAATACTATCCAAAACAGTATTTAAGTTACGAATTTTAAGGTCAATTAAGTCCTGCTCTGCTCTATAGTTTCCCTTAGATGCTATAGATACCAACTTCTCTGTTTGCTTATGTTGTTGTTCATACTCTTTAACAACATTAACCGCATTTTTTAGTCTAGCAATATAGTCATCTAAGTCTGTTACATCTTTAGGTATTATACCTTTAATTTTAAGGTCAGATAAGTATCCAGACAAAGTTTTAGCAGTACCAGCTACGTTAGCTAGTCCTTTAGGTATTTGGCCTTCTGAGAACTTCTTCATCTCTTCATATAACTCCTCAGCCGGAGTTTTAGTTTCTTTTAGTTTGGCGCTTACTTCGGATAGCTTCAAAGACGCAGCTTTTAGAGAGTTACCCCATGCCACAGCTTGAGCAGCAGTTTGCTCATTGATAGGACCTCTCCAGCCAGCACCTTCTAATGCCGCTTTCAAGTCTTCTGCACGCTTTTTAATTTCTTCGGCAGTTGGTGCCTTGCTAAGTGCTTTATCTGATTCTATCTGTTTATCTACTAGCACATCTATAGCTTTATTGGCTACAACACTAACACCTAATGCACCAAGAACAGTAGCTATAGCTGTAAGAGGGTTTGAGGCTGCTAATGCAACCATAGAGGCTGTAAGCGTTTTCACGGCCTTGACCATTACTCCTATAGCACCAACTATAGTAGTTATATTAGATACGACTAAAGAAACGGCCGCCTTGCCCCATAGAGCTGCACTTACACCAGAAAGTGCTACAATAGATCCATATAAGAGCTTCAGCGACTCTCTTTTATCTTCTATAGCTTTTTCCTCTTCTTTAGCTGTTGTAATTCCTTCGCTAGATATTCTGTAATATTCGGCTAGTGCTGCAGACGCCTGAGCTACGTTTCCGCTCTTAATAGCTGTATTAAAAGTGCTAATACTATCATTAAGTAAATCTATTTTTGTCTTGGCAGGAGAGAATACCCTAATTATATTAGATAACTTCTCAGCTACAGGATCTAATGCTTTAGATAGTTTTACCAACCCATTAGTTGTTAGGTCTTTTACAGCTACACCTAGCTTTTCCCATCCAGTAGCTTTTGGGTCTATGCCACTGTATTTATCACGTAACTGCGTCATTACTTCAACAGCTAATGCTGTTTGACGTTCCATATCACTTAACTGGTCTGTCGTTTTACCTATCTGGGTAGCATACTTTTTGAATGCTGGTTCTAGACGAGTTACAACACCCAATTCGTCTAAAATCTCAACTTCCATTTTAGAAATACCGCGAATTACCCTATCCATAGAGTCAGAGAAGTCTCTATTTAATGCGATAGACGCTTTGCGTACTTCTGTGGTGAAATCTCTAATCTGTGTAGGTGTAAAATTAAATGCTGTAGCTTTAGTCGCAAACTCTAGAGAGTCTTTAAAAGTTATTGCACTATCTGAAGCCTTTTGTATCTCTGAGGCCAAGCCCTGAACGTTTATACCAGATATTGCTGCAGAAAAGTTTGCAGCCTGCGTAGTCATGCGGTCTAAAGATGAAGCCTCTTTCAATACCCTGAACGCTTCACTTACTGCGTATATGTTAGCAACTATGAAGGCATAAGAACCAGCTAGACCGGACATTCTCTTAGTTAGAGACCCAAAATGCTTACCCATTCTTCCACTATTTCTTGATAGCCCTTCTATACCTTTACTGGCTCCTGTTACGTGGGAAGACATTCCGCTCATTCCACTAGAGACGTTTTTTGTGTGCCTTACTAAGTCGGCCATCTCTTCGTTTACTCTACCAGTAGTTACGTCTAAGTCAGATATGTAATCCCTTGCCTGTTTAACGCGTGCAGAGGTTTTCCCTGTGTTCCTTTCTATCTTCTCCAATAGGTCGATGAGAACATATGAACGAAGATTTAATTTAGCTACGTTCTCAGCCATTTTATTAAATACTTGAGAAGATTCTTTAGCCTTACTATCAGATGAACCGACGCTATTAAGAGCTGCAGCAGTTTTTGCAGCTGTAGTCTGTACGTCTTTAAGGTGGGACTCTAGAATCTCTAAATTCTCTATATAAGAATCTAACTTTTTCAAGTTTATAGAGCTAGTACCGTCTAGTGCTTTGTTTAATGACTGTATGCTCTTGGTTATTCCACCTAGCGATGTGCTTACGCCAGATAACTTACTTAAGCTAGAACCTAGCTTAAGAGCACTGCCAGACGCTGACTCTAGAGAGGAGTTTAGCGCTTTAATAGTCGCTAGTGTCTCGTCTCCACCTTTAGACGTTACATTAATTATAACGTTTTTTATTTGTTGCCCTTTGCGAGCCATAAATCACTCCTTATAAAAAAGCCCTCTAACCAAAAGTACGGCAGAGGGCGCGCAGAGGTATTTTCTGCATTTAGAGGATACCTACTTCTTCTTGCTAGCCTCTCTAATGGCTTGTTTTCTTGCCTTAGAGTCTAAATACCGTATAACGTCCAGTACCTTCATTCTGTCGTCTTTATCTACATCATATAATTCTAGTAGTACTTGTAGTGCGGATAGATCCTTCCCGCAGTATATAGGCTGCATTCCACCAGTATAATTGTCTGGTAGTGAGTTAAAAATTTCAATACCAACATGCACATAAGAAGGGAAATCTTCATAATCAGGTGGCATTTTCTCGTAGTCTGGAGTATCCCCTAAGGCTTCGCACATGGCTAAGTATTTCTCCTTAGTCATGCCTATCTTAGAATTGTCAAACCACTTTCCTAGATAGTCTAAGGTAAGTTCGTGTCTATTCTTTTCGAAATCGGTCGATATTAAACACCTGCTCATTAATCCAAGTGTCAAATATTTGAGAATGTTTAAGCAGTAAAATAACATTCTCTTTAGAGAACTCTACCTCAGCCTCTGGGTCTTCAATTTTGCTTTCGTCTATAAGCATCAAACGATTTAAATATTTCATTTTCAGCCCTTTCCAGCCTTTGATAGATGCTTCAGCAAACAGTTCTAGGAATTTTTCCTCATCTATTTCCTGTACAGGTACTCGTAGTTTAGGATCTATTTTAGTAACTTCAGACTTTTCTCTAAGTCTACGAGATACTTCTCTAGATACTGCAGCTAGTGTTACTTCAAATCCTGGAAGTGAAGGGAATGGTACTACTACCGTTTTTGTGTCTACAATTATATCATGTAAATTCATAAATTTTCCTCTAAATTTTAATGTATGATGCTGTTGATATTGGCAATAGTTTATAGTCTATATTTGTTGTGTGATAATTACCCATTTCCCACCTAGATGTTAAATTACAGTGGTCAAGGTTTACCGTTAAAATACTGCCGTATTTTATCAATAGCGGTGTGTCGTTATTCAATACCTGCGCATTATCAGTTTTAGGTACTACTATAGTACCCCCAATAGCTAGTCTTGATACTATAGGAGTATCAGATACATAGATACTGCCTAAATGGTGTAGGCTCTTCTGCTGTAACCAGTCAATATCCCTAACTATTTCTAAAGTAGTGCTAACCACTCTAGGGTACGAGGGAATGTCTATGAATGAGTTGTAAAAGTTATTGTAATTTTGTGCAGAAGTTGCAGCTGGACTAGAAGCGGAGTCTTCGAGTAGGCTGCAGGTGGCTGTTATATCAGCTCTAAGAACCTCTCTAGGACTTATAATGAATGACATTGTTTGGGCTACGCAGTTACTTAACTTATACGTAGAGCCATTTGATTTGATATATCCTGTTATAGTTTTTAGGTCTCTATTTAAGTTAAGAATATTCTTACCATCTATGTAAGGAAACCCAAACCATTCTAGTATAAACCTAGAGCACTCGCTGGACTCTAGGTAAACGGAAAAGGTTAGGGTTGCCCTACCCTTCTCCGTTACATATGTATCATCTAGAATTAATGGATTATGTATAGTCTTAACTTTTCTAGAACCTTCAGTAAAGGTTTGGGACGCTGTTGCTTTTGAAACAAGGTACTCAAAAACTCGAGTACCATCGTCTAATAGCAGAGTTGTCCCCTTTTCAAAAGTTAAGTTAGACATTAATCTACTCCGCCATAAAGTCTAGTGAAATCTCGTCACCACTAGTTAAGTTGGTGCTAGAAGGTATACCTTTAAACTCGAATGAGGTTGAAACAACATCATCAACTGACATATCTGGAACAGATAAGTGAGCTTGTGGTATATTAATAACTATTCTAGGACCCGCAGAGCCTCCAACATTTAACGTGATGTTCGCAGCATTAGTTACAGCACCTTGAACGTTGCTCAACATATGCTGTAATAACTCCGCAGCACCATAAGGATTTCCGGAAGTTCCTGTTGACCCTGGAGTAGTGCGTAAGTACGCCTCAACAGAACCAGTAACCTCGAAACTACCAGTAAACGAGCCGATTGGAGAATCAACCTGAGCTAGTGTAGAAGGTGTTAAGTATGTTATGTTGTTGTTAATAGTTACAGTAGCTCCAGTAATAGGTATGTTATAGTTATCGTTAACACCAGGCGCTACATCAGCGTTCATACTCATTGTAGTAAGTTTGTTTACTAAGTAGTTCTTACTAGCAGGTATTTTAACAAAAGAGTCTGCAGTTGGAGTATCTTCATCTAAATCAAGTCCTGCCGAAGACATGAACGTAGGCGTAGGGATTGCCTCGTATTTTAACGCTTGTCCAGACCATGCAGCTTGTGAAATGTCAGATATATCAACTGATATTTCTACTTGGTTCACTTGAGCATCACTAACTAAATATACTTGGTTGTCTATTTTGAAGTATAAGTATAGTTTAGTTAAAACGTGTGCAGAGTTGTTATTAAATCTAACTTTAAAGCTAGAAGAATCACCATATACTGTTGAAGTACTTGTTGAGTTATCGAAGTCTGTAGCTATTCCGTCTTTGTTAGCCAAAGAGTGCCACAGTAGCATATCTACAGTAAAATGGTCTGTATTTTTAAGGTACGGAGTATTGTAAGTTGTAAAGCTCCATTCTACAGGGTCTAGAGACTCATTAAATCTCTTAGATCCGCGAGTTGGTGCTGGACCTGCTTCGTCTAAAGTTACGTCAGAAGTCGAAACTGATTGTGATAGTGAATACCCTTCTTGAATCGGTATCTCAAAAGTATTTGAGTTGTCGTGTCCAGATGTAACTGTACTAACCCAAAGTCTAGTATTCCTTGATAGGTTTATAGCCATGTGTATTTATCTCCTAAAATTTTCGTATTTTCTCGTATCTAACATCTAGAATAATTTCACCTAGACCATTTGGAGCTAATAGCCCTTCATCAGTAGAGATAGATACGATTGTATTGTCTATGGTGGTCTTTTTCTCCACCCCTGCCACTGTATTTATATTATATTCTAAATTTAAGTGTGTGTCAATGAAATTTTCTACATCAGATATGATAGATTCAAGTTCTGCCTGAGGGTCATTGTTATTTTCTACATATATTCTTATATAGACCTTTAGAGTAGATATTGAAACATTTGAAGGCATGTCCTGCCTAATCTCCGGCCCCGGAGTTACACTAATGTAAGGAAACTCCTTAACACCGTCAAGAGTTACAACTTTAGTATCTACGTTTCCATACACGTTGTTAATATAAAACCCAGTACCATTAAGTTCTTTTGCCAGCTTGTCTGCTATAGCTTTAGTTATTCCTGATCGTGCACTCATTATTCACTCCTCTTTATATCTACCACACCTATCTGAGTGCGTACTATATCTCTTAATGCATCTCTTATAGCATTAGAGATTATCCGTCTAGGATCTCTCCCAGGCGAAGCCCACGGAGAAGTCTCTTCGAACACTATGTATGGGGATAGCATATAAGTGAACATTATGCTAGTGCCGTCAGTCAACTGTTCTTGGAGTGTTTTACTACCTCTTATAGTTACGACTCTAGCACTTTTAGCGAACCTGCCGGTTTGGTATCTCAAATAATCTGGAGACGACGGAGCGTCGCTATCTCCCATCTGTTTCTGAACATAATCGTGCAGTACTAAGTTAAGCATCTGTGCTAAAGATCTAGGGCCTAGTAACTTACCTCTCTTGTCTCTCCATCCAAATGTACTACCAGACACATTGACTATTCCTGACGATTTTACAGATTTTTTAGATACTGACATTACAGCGTTATCTATTAGTTCTTCAACCTCACGTAATGCAGCGTATTCTATATCTTGAATATCTTTATCGCTTAGACTAGCCCCATTGTCAGTGTACACACTATATTTAGCGTCTAATATACCGTAGCCTCTCTGCTCAATTATACTCTTATAACGTGCCTGGACCCCTCCCTGGGAGGAGAGTTTGGCAAGCTCTTGTTTGAATAGTTCGCTAGCCATATTACAGTACCTTATACTGCGTGAGTATAACCCGTATATGTGCAGGTATAAGCTCTGTAATATTTTGGTCTACGGTTTCACCTTTAACACTTATAGAAGTACTAAACTTACCAGATAAATAATACTTAGTAAGCTCTATAGCGGCCTGTAGTATATCTTCCGGAACTTCTGTATACCCGTAAGTGTAGTCCACCAGCACATTGTACCTTCCTAGAGTAAAAGGGGTTATGCTCTCTATGATCCCTTCCTCGTGCAGTAGCTCGAAATCTGTTACTTCATATCCGGAAATAGTCAATTTATCTACAGATATAATTGGAGCATTAGGTAGTATTATGGAGCTAGAGTCTGTGCATGATAATCTTTTATTTGTTATAGTTACTGGAGTAAAAGAGGTATTACAGAATTTGACTATAAACTTGTTTACAAAGTCTATAATAAAGCCTAACCGTTCATCTGACTTAGGGTTTGTCATGCCAGTGTAGGATTTAAAATCCTCTAATAGCAATATTGTCATTATTTTCCCCTATAAAGCAAAAAGGCTGACCGCAGGGTCAGCCTCTTGTTAAGTTAGCTTAAACAGCTGCGTAAGTTACCGCTGCAACACCTTTAGCATTGTTAGAACCATCTAAGAATAATGCTTCTAAGTTAACGCGTTGAGTCGCTACAAATGCTGTGCGATCAGTCTCAATGTCAAACTGACTACGTAATGTTAGGTCGCGTTGGCGAGGCACTACGAAGTTAGTAGTATTAACAAGTACCGCGTACGCAGTGTTCACTGCAGCAGGAGCGAATTCAGAAGATACTAAAACACGGATACCGTAGATATTACCTACTTCACCAACTAGTTTAGTAGCATTTTCAGCACCAACTTGTTGTACGTCATTCCATTCTGGGTCTAAGATTAAGTCCCAGTAAGCATCTTGAGAGATTATAACTACTAAGTCTTTCTTATTAACACCGTATAAGCCTAATTTCTTACGAGCTTCCATGATTTGAGCAGCTGTAACTTTAACAGAACCATCTGCCTTAGCTGTTGATACGTGTTTAGCGTTAGCAGCTAATGCGTGAGTAACTAAACCTTTAGGTTTGTTAACACCATCACCTAATAAGAATGCAGCGTCCATTTCAGCAGCATGAGCTTCAACTAATTGTTGACGAATTAATGGAACTAAAGATATGATTACGTCTTCATCAGTTTCTTCAGTTAAGTATGCTTTAGCAGCTAACTTGAATGTACGTAATGTACGTTCAGTGATGTTCATAGTTACTTCACCGCCAGTACGAGAAGAATCACTACCATCACCCATTGCAGCTGAAGATACCCAAGAGGCTTTAGAGCGGCCAGGGTTAATTGGTAATGTTAGACTAGCTGAAGTCATTGGAATTTCGTTAAATAGCGGAGCAACTACTAAGTTAGCTTGGATATCGCGAATCAAATTGGTTGAGAATACAGTTTCTAAACCTTCATTAGTAACTGCTATGCTTGAGCTAGTGTTTACAGCCTTGATAACGTTAGAGCCATATGCAGTTTCTAAAGGTTTAACACCTTTAACTACACCTAAGATAACTAATGTATCAATATCTTTCTCATTTAAAGAGCCTTGATGTTGGCGCATAGCTTTGCCAATAGTTGCAGCAGTAGGGGTACGAGATGAAACTACTTGAGCGATCTCGTCTTTTAATGCTACGATTTGGTCGTTTGTAGCCTTAACCATTTCTTGGAATGATTCAGTGCTAACTTTCATTTCTTTTTGTAAAGCGGCTACTAAGTCTTCAGCCTCTTTACGAGCAGCTGTGCGGATTTGTTTTTCACGTTCTTGAGCTTCTAACTCTTTAGCTTTGCGGGCAGCTTCTTCTTGTTGTTTTTGTTGTTCTACGCTAAGTACAGCGTCTTTTGCCGCTTGGATGCTAGCAGCTTGCATTTCTTGCAACATGGCTTGCATTTCTTCTTTAGTCATAATTTTATTTCCCTTTATATGTGTGCCAGTAGGCTTATTAAGATTAGATTTAAATTTTTCAAAGTCTTCTGACTTCATGCTTTTTGCAACTGAGAATGTCGAGTCCTGGTTGCAAGGTATAGAAACTATTGATATTTCGTGTAGTTCTACATCCGTTATATAGTAAGTATCTGAATGTGAATCATAGCTAGCGTCTAATATTCTGAATCCTACGCTAAATGTTTTTAATATACCTTCTTTTACTAGATCGTATATATCGCCTGCAGCCTTGCTTACTACAGCTCTAATTTTAAGACCTATATCGGTAACTTCATAATCCACCATCTTACCTACAGGTCTAGAGTGGTCATGGTACGCTAAAATTATAGGGTTCTTTAAATAGTTCTGCATTGCTGCTGGCTTTTCCCATGCAGACTTTGGAATAACATCTCCAGCCCTATCCTTAGAGGTGGTATTAGCGTATCCTTCGATAGTTAGCGATCCGTCGTCATTCTCTTTAGTGCATGTTAGGTTGGTTAAGAGTTTAGCTGAATATACAGTCATTTCTTAACTCCTTCTTTAGTAACTATCTTCTTGGTAGCCTTCTCATTTCGCTGAGATATAGCATAATTCTTATACTCTACCAAAAAATTTCTCCAATTTTTGAAGGCTTTATTTATAGATAAAACCTCTACAGGCTTAGTAGTATACGCTCCGTAATCACTACGGGTCTGAGGCAAGTTATCGCCAAAGACGTTATATACTTCCTTTAATATTTTTTCTTTATTCACTTGTATTATCTCCTATTGAAGGAGCTCCACCTTCTTGTCCAGATACTGCGCTAGCAGAGCCAGATACATTAGCTGGAATCCTTATCTGATTCAGTAACGGATCGTCCAATTCTGGTAATCTTAGTATTTTCCTAGCCTCACTGCCTAGCATAAGTCCGTTGTTAACTAGAGATGTTAAATACTTAGCTTGTTTCTCTTTGTCGGGTTTTAATGCAGGGACATTAAATGTTGATAATTCGATATCAAACGCGAAGTAATATTCTAAAGCAGACTCAAACTTAACTAGTAAAGGCAAGATTGTAGTATAGAACATTAATTCTAGATTAGGCTTTATATTCGCGTTGTTTCCGCTATCTATCAAGATGTGAGGTACGCCTAGTGCGATACATATTCTTTTATCCATAGCCTCTATTGACGTATCGAATCCCATATCCTTGAAATTTGAGTTTGATACAGTCTTAGCCTTAGCATTATTATCAAGGATAAGAGGCCTTCCAGCACCGCCATTAGTTGGATTGAACTTGCTCATCCATTCACGTTCTTGGCGTTCTTTCATCTTGGCGCTCAAGATTTCTTCAACCTCAATTATAACACCCATCACAGTACCGTTCTTAAAGAAGCTCTCTTGGAACTTTAACATAGCCTCTCTAGAAAGTATAGTCTCTAAAGCACTGTTTATTCTAGAATCGCCTCTCAATACAGATTTTAAGCTGTTATCTCGTACGTGAATTATCTCTCTAGGTTTAAACGATACTTCGTTGCCATATATGTACTCAGATACTAGACCTTTGTCATCTGGGACTATTTCCATTCTGGCAGCTGGTATATGATACAGCGCAGTGCCATCAAAGTAAATAAAGGCATTTCCATCTATTAAAAAGTCCATTAAAAGGAGACGTCTAAACGTGTTCTTATCCATATAAGGATTAGGTCTATGATTTAGCAACTTATTAACAGTTTCAGGTTTTATTCTAGGAGCTAATCCAGTAAAATTTAAGGAATCACCAACATCATAATTAACTAGACTAGCATTATCTACTATAAGATTAACGCATCTATTTACAATCTCTACTAAGTCATACGCATTAGTAATAGTTCGTATCTTTGTCTGGGTAGTAGGTTTTGAACGTCCCTCATCTTCAGCTATTATATGCTGGGCAGGATTTAATTTTTCTACTATTCGTGTCCAAAGGGACATATTCTTCTCCTTACCAATTTCTGGCTAGAGAGCCAAAACTTCGTCGAATCTCTGGTATTAGTCTGGAAAAATTACCACCACTGTAAGGTTGGGTGTCCATACCCGATAATTTATCCCTAAAACTTTTAACCCAGTGCTTTTGCTTTTCTGCAGTATTCAACGCCGGCTCTTTGCCATATATTTTATGCAATAGCTTATGGTGTTCGTTGCATAGTGTGACACCATCAGTAACAACCTCTTCCCAATGCGCTTCATAGAATTGATCCCGCATTGCTAGTACTTGTTCGTCAGTGTCTATAGGTATGCCATTCTCTTTAGCATACTTTTTAAGTAATATTGATAGGGTATGATAGTGGTGGTATTCTAAATCTTCGTGTGTACCACATATCTCACATTCAGTACCTTTAGGATACTGGGACTTTATACCGTCTCTTATATGTTTCGTTGCTACCCTCTTGTTCTTTGCCATCTGTATGTTTCTCCCCTATAAGTGCTCCAACCCATCTCTGTTAGTACGTTAATAAGTGTTTAATCTTACCTGTGTTATATGCTTAGGTCTTCACGCACTTATAGTTCGGCGCATCAGAATATAAAACTATTATACTCAAAGTCGACGTGGATGTCAACCACATAATTTAATCCTCACTATAGCGTCTGTAACTATACAGGGCGTACCTAAAGGCATCCGCTAAATGCGAGTACTCATCGTGCTTAGGCCTTGGCTTAAACAGGGAAGGGTTTTCGTCCCATCTATAATTAAGCAGCATTTTTATCGTATCTTCACAATCTGGATGAACTATAACCTTATCACTCTCGATCAATGACTGGCAGTAAGCTATACCATCTAGAACAGATTTTTTGGCTTTGGTTGATGGAACATCGTATTCCACTACTAAATCCTGCCTAAACTGGGCTGCAGCGGAATCGCAGAAGACCATATCAACATCTAGAGAATCGTATATACGCTTGAAAGTATTACCATGCTCGCTAGTAAGTTTCTGAGCTTTTTGATAGTCCCAATGAACATAAAACACGTCTAGGTCGTACAAATAACTTACAACTAGAGCACCTGTAGCATCTTTGTATCCAGGGTCTATTCCCATTATGTTATCTCTATATTTAGGAAGCTCTAAGACTTTTACATGCTTATCTGGGTCAAATGCTTCATATATTTGACCCTCAAATATAGTAAACTCTGCCTCATATTCCTGCATGAATTCTGCTCTACTCATCCCCTTTCTAGCGTCTTCTATATCTTCTAAACTAACCCTAGGATTGTCTTTCCAAGTACTATGTATGCTTGCCCACGTTGGATACTCATCACTGAAACCGCGCATATAAAACTCGTGGAAGTAATTTAAACCACGAGGTGTTGAGATAAATATAGCTTTACTATTTTCTTTGTCTAGAGTAGGACGCAGTTGTACGTTAAAAGCATCTTTTCCAGCACTATCTAGAGCAGCCTCGTCAAATAGTACCAAATCGTATGAATGACCTACTAAGCTATCTGGAGAATTGGTAGATCCAAATTTAATCATACTACCATTAGCTAGCCATATCTCTTTCTCAGTCTTATTCTTACTTTCTACTTCAATTTTATGCTTGTTTAGTATACCTATCTGAGTATTCCAAGATATTTTTGTTAAGCTGAAGTTAGGAGATACTATTAGGGTTTTTGTTCCTGGTTCCATAGCTTTTAGGAATGCTATAGAGTTGGCTATAAAAGTTTTGCCAGTACGTCTAGATTGGCAAGCTACCACAAACCTGTATACAGGGTCATTTATAGCATTTATTATAGCTATCTGAGGAGCTATAGGCTCTATGCCTTCCACTGCTAGATAGTTTTCTATTGGTAGTTTTAGGAAACGTTTAGAGACATCGAAATTTACTATATTATCAGTTACTATTCTGTCTCTACTTACTAACATTAGCTATCTTCTCCAATAGTGTGTTATAATTGTTTGTCTGTGTATTTATTTGAATGCTAGGACCTCCTTCCTTCTGAGCTTTTATAAGTTCTATCTGCATCTTCATCTGATCCATAGCGAACTTGTGCGCTTTCTCTAAGATCTCTACAATGTCTTTGCTAGAACCCATTCCCGTAGCTTCCATTTCTTCCAGTTTGGCTGCAATTATCTCGTCCCAAACTGCGGCTAGTCTGTCTCTATTACGAAACCCTGCCTCGTTGAACACTCTATCTATATAAGAAGTTACCTCGCGTTTGCTAAGATATTTATGTACTGTCTCAATAGGGAGGTTCAACGCTTCGGCTGTTTTTGCAACATCACTACCATTTTGTAAATAGGCATGTGCAATATCTAAACCTTCTGGTGAAATTGTCATATTCATATGCTACCTCCATGATATAATGATACCACCTCTAGAATATATCGTCAACAAGATATTTTTTATAGCAGATGAGTAAAGGCATTGATCAAGTCTCACGCACGCTGTATAATATAGTAGCGTCTGCTACAGTCCAGTGTGTAATATAGTAGCGTCTGCTACAGTCCAGTGTATAATATAGTAGCGTCTGCTACAGTCCAGTGTATAATATAGTAGCAAGTCTCGCGCACGAAGTGCGCTGTCTGCTACAGTCCAGTGTGCATTGCGCTCGCGAGAAGGCTGCGCCCTAAAAGGTTTTCAAAAATTGACCTTGCGTATATGATGGAGAGTCCCCAGGTCGGAGCGAAAAATTGGTCTGACAACCGCCCTGCTTATTGTCAAACCAATTTAAACTTTTAGGTCTTACCGATTACCTGTAAACAATACGTTACACGTTGCAAGTTTTAATTTATTGGCTACTTCTTGACAATTGGCAATGCAATCATCAATCAAAATAGCGCGAGATTTTAACCGACTATTTAAGGTTGCAAGTTTATCGACCTTCAATAAGTGGTCTGATCTCTTATCATCTCCCCTATCGAATAAGTAAATCGGCTTTATGTTCAACTTGTCGAATAGTTCTAAGTTATAAGTATCGACAACGCGCGCAGTACATACCGCGTACTTTATTGAATTATTGTTACAAAATTGTAACACTCTATAAAGTGGTAGTGTTTTATCTTTTAAAACATTATTGCGCGTTGTGTTTTTCCTGTAATGCGCTAAGTCTAACTGTCCAATCTGTTCACGCGAGCACGCCCCTCTAGCTAAGTCATTGAAATTAAATAATTTTATTCTATGGCTTGCGTCTAATATAACCCCGTCCAAGTCAAACACGGGAAACACTCCACATTTAATTTTATCAATTAAAAATTTTGAACCATTGAAATCATTACTTACTTTTAACATTATATTAACCTTAGCCCTACAGCGTAGGGCTGTTGTAAATTACTTGTGAAATTTTAAAATTGGTGGGAAAGATTCAAATATAATAGAACTAGCTTGCCCCCAGCTACTACCGCCCC